ATCTCCTTCTCTATCATATCATGGTATTCAACTCTGAATAACCTCTTATAAAAAGCCAATTCCACTAACCTCGCAATGGTGCCTATTGTAGCGTCCTGACGTGTTAAGTCGGTTGGAAGCACTTGTCGAGCTAGGTGACAAATGTTCGCTACTGTTTCAGCAACCTCTTTTGGGGTCTTACCGAAAGCATAGCATGGGAACCGTTTGAGATACTTGGCGACCTGTTGTTGGATGGTCGACCATTGTATCTTGTGTCCGGTTGGTACCACGCAAATTCCGCGGGGGTCGTTAAACGACTGTGCCGCTTCCTTCTTTTGAAATAGCTTAACGGTAATGTTTGGGTTTGGGCCTTCTAATTCACTTCTTTCCAATAATGCTCTTTGTGTCTTTCTACTCTGCTGTTCCCACACGGCTTCATAATCCGTAGGTACTTGCTGTCTTGCCTCCTTGTCTGGGACGAGGTGATGTATAAATTCTTCAACATAGTCAAGCATCTTCGCAGTTGGTTTTAACTTTTGAGTTTGCTGGTGACCTTTAATGCGCTTCTCGACTATCCGTTTGTCATTATTTACTGAGTTGTCAGGTGATGGAGTCGGTCCAATGAGCGTACGCATGAAAGAGACCACCGATTGCTTGGCGTCTTCATCATATGTCTTGGGCTCGAACTGGTACGACAACACTCCGACATCAGTTCCCACAATCTGGTGTTTAGGTAAAAGTACCGCATCACGCAGAAAGCATAAAATGATTACAGAATCGTTTCGCGCAGTTAGAGAATCACGCGGGAGATAACTCTCAACCGATGATCTCTCCAACTTGTTTGAGAGTTTATAGGCGTTCATGATAGTGTGTAGAGTAGAAGTAGGCACCGACACGGAAGCTTGTTCACCGTTCCTTGACAGGTCGGTAATATTTACATTTCCACATCTTGTATTCAAGATGTTCCAGCCAGCATTAGATATTGCTGCGCGCTGAAGTGTAGGGCCTTTCAAACATATTGGATAACAATGCTTAGACGTTGGAACTAACAGGACAACATAGCGGTTAGTTGCTATCTTGACGGAATCTACATGATAAGTTACTTGTTTGTAACCGGACCATGTGAATCCCCATACTGTTAGAGTATCTTGCAAGTAGTCCCACAATTGGTGTTGGTATCGCGCACCTCCATTAACAGTCATATTGATTTCATTATTCTCAAAATAATAATGATAATCTGGACCGTCGAAAGTGGTAGATTCAGGAATTATGGTATAAATAACGTACGTTCTAACATCACGAGTCAATAACTTCGGCATGTCGATGTAATAATCTACATCAACTAATGCGTTGAAATCGTTGGCCGTGTGGGAATCGTTGCGGGGAGGTCTATCAAGATCTTTATAATCAAAATAGACATGGCGGCCGCGGTGATTGCTGCGTATGTTACTATTGCTCATGGAAATGTAATAAGGGGTTAAGCCTGTTTTCAGGCCGAACTGCGTTATCACACCTAGAGCACTCTTGCGATCTAATGCAGAGTTAGCGTGTGGATGTTGATTTGGTTTCCACAGATGCACTTGACTACAATTACGGAACACAGACTTATGTGTCTTGTAGTCACTCCACCCAATCTTTCCAGTTTTCTGAATAAACTTGGATTGCAGGTAATGCAGATCGGGGAGGCTCCAGTTCCCAACTGGAGTCGAAGTTCGCTTGCTTAGGGCCGGCCTTGCTTGCCGTATGGTGTCATCTTCAATGACAGGTGTTTCACTTAACAGAGTTGTATTTTCAGCTGTTAAGCTAGAGGACAAGGAATCATCACATGGATCGTATGATTTCTCGTCCTCCGGCGACGCACTGAAATATGTAGAATCATATTCAGGCTCGCCAACAAGGGCACTAACTAATGGTACGACGTTCCTACGCGGAACGTCTGTGGTGGCGTTAGTGCCGAGTTGATCGCTAGCTTTTACCGTATCGTCAGAGCTACTAGCCTCGTTCAACAGAACGTGGGAGTGCTCACGAGAGCTCACACTCAAATGAGTGTGGTCGTCTATGACAACACAGTCCCCTACCGGTTGGACGCGAATCAAGTTCACAACCGGGGGGCTGTCGCAGTGGTTACTAATCACTGCTGGCCTAACGTGGCCTACTACGGGTCGAG